CTGCAGTCAAAGCGTCTACTTGCATATTTAGTACATCTATCTCTTCTTCGGCAATTGCCGCTGGCTTATACTCATAGTATAAAGTGTCTTTATGAGGGTGGTAAAGAGATAATAGTTTTTGTAAAGTAGTTTTCTCTTTTGGAACAAACAGCTGACCTCCTCTAAACACAATATGCGCTAACCTATGTTCGCCTTTCATTTCATCTACAAATGTTGTTTTTTGGTTTTGACAATATTTCAACTCTCTTTCATAACCTTTTTCTTCGTCGAAAAAGTATATATTAGCTGATTTAATAGATCTTGAAAGTGGTTTTTTATTTCCTTTTAAGAAATAAACTCTATCTTTAATTTCCCACTCGTTAGATGGTTTTAATCTTTCTCTTACTTCTGGTTTTGGAGTCTCCATAACCGGTGTAACGTTTACCTCTGTTGCTTCAACGTGGGTAACGTTTTCTGTTTTTTTAGCTTTTTTAGCCATAATATAATATAATATAAATTAATAAAAATAAAAGGACCGAGGCCGAAGCCCCGGTTCTTTAATATAAATAATGCTTATTTCATTAACATGAAATTGTTAGCACCTTGAGTAATTAAACATCTTTCAGTTAACATGTGGATTTGCATTGCATCTAAAGAAGATGTAGCAGCACCAACAGAACCAGTAACCCATGATTTCATTCTTCTATCATCAGTTTGAGAAGCTCTGTAACGAACATGTAAGAAAGGACGCTTAAGGTTTTTACCTAATGACTGATCGTAAACAGTAGAAGTTCCAGCAGGAACAACTACCCCTCTGATAGCGTTAGCTCCAGCAGCATCATTGATACCACCTCTTGTAGCTTTGTCATTTAAGTATTTCCAGTCAGACTTGTAGAAGTCATAAGAACCTCTTCTGAAACCAGAGAAACCTAAGTTTAATGCCATATCTTCAGAATTGTCAAATACTCCGTAAGAAGTACCACCAGCTCCGTAAGAATTCATAGAAGCTAACATATCATCCATTGCTAACGAAGTAGATCTGTTTACAAACATCATGTTTTCTTCAATAGCACCTTGCTTATCAAACTCAGCTAAGATAGCGTCAAATTCAGCCAAATCAGTTGCAGCATTAATACCAGTTACACCAGTAGTAATATTACCTCTTGATTCGATAGCAGCGAATAAACCTTCAGTACCAGCAGCATCAGTAGCAGCAGGAGCAATAAACGCAGCAACATCATCTGTTGCTTGAGCAGCAAGCTCACCTTCTAACATAGCCATTTCGATATAATCGTTAAATCTAGCTCTTGTATCAGCTTCAGCTTTTAAGTACCACATGTAACCAGCTGTACCATCTTCAGCAGCTATCTCTACCCAACCAACTTTTGAAACATCAGATCCAGATACCTCGTAGTAATCTTTCATGATGATCGGCTTGTTAGTGTAAGTTTTGAATTCTGGCTCATTAGCAGAGTGAGAATCGCTACCGTTATAGTTATCAGCTTTTCCGTACTCAGAACCATAAACTAGTAAAGTACCCGTGCTACCTTCACCAAGTGATGTGATATCAGCAGCTCCATAAGGCTCTACATCAAGAACATCAGCAGCCACTTTAACTACTAAACATTTTAGCACTGCAGATGAAGTAGCAACGATAATAGTATCATTAACTCTTACACCGTGTTTTCCTGCAGTATATGTAGCGTTAGTATCAATGAAACCATTAATAGTTATTTCACCACCATTTGTAGAAGCACCATCATCAACATCAGTGATTTCACAAGTGTAAGATAAGTGTAAACGACCTTGCTCAGACCAAACAACTTGGTCAGCAGCCATCGCTTCTTCAGCTCCAACTTGAGATAAGAAACCCGAAATAGTTCTTGGTCCGAACACTTCAGCTTCTTGCTCCATTAGATCTGGTAAATATTGTTGCGCCCAGCCTTGATTTGCTGTCGCAGTAAAGTCAAAGTAATTTGTTGCTAGAGTCTGCTGTCTGTGAGACGGCGTACTGTTCAACAAACCACCAGGATTTGAAATTGCCATAATTTTTTAATTTTTAATTTTTAAATTTATTGTTTTTAATTTTAAACTTAAAATCAGAAGAGTTACTACCTAAAGCTCTTACTTTTATCCCCCCAGCTTCAACAGCACCATGACTTTGTCTTGGTTCCATATCCACGTTTTTAGCTTTAGCAACACTATTTCTCATAGCGTCAGCTTTACCCTGTTCATAAAAGTGTCTTGCAACAGCATCCGCATTCATTGCTGTATATAGAGATTTATGATAACCCTTAGCATCTGATAATGTATTATTTTTATCTAAAAACTTTTTAGTAAAATTATTTATATCGCTTTGTGTTGTTTTAACCTCTTCAGCATTGTTTACATTAAACCTGTATTTTTTGTCACCGACGTTGTATTCAAAACCTTTGAACTTGTCGTTAAAAACATTATTTGTTTTTTGAGTAAAAATATCAGTATTTTTCTTTGCTGCTTTTTGAGTTACTTCTGACTCTTTGTTATATCTATTAAAGAAATCAACTGCTTTCTGCTGTTCACTAGTAAGTTTGCTTCCAGCTTTGATCTCGTTATAGTATTTGGACTTTTGCCCGTCCAAGTGGCTTTTAGCGTTCGCAACTTGCTCTTTTAACGCTAATTTTTTTCTTCGTATATCTATCTCCTCATCTTCATCTTCATCATAAGCGAACTGATCGTCCATCAGAAAGTTTATTTCTTCATTGTTTAAATGAGGTTTTGTTTGCTTGTAATATTCGTACAGCAAGTCTTCGTTTTCTAATTTGCTATAGTCTTTGTTCAATTTAACGTAGTCGTTTAGATCACCACCAGTTTCTTCCATAAACTCCATTAACTTCTGTATGTTCTCTGGTATAGGTTTTCCTGTAGCTTCAGCCTCTGCAACAGCTTCTTCGATTTTCTCTTCAACTTCAGCAACTTCTTCTGTAGATTCTTCAGTAATTTCTTCTAGTATTGGAGCTTCTTGTGTTTCTGCTTCCGGCTGTACTTCTTTTTGTTCTTGTGGGGCATCGGCATTTTCATCGACTCCAACCACTCCCTCGTTGACAGGGTTATTTTCTTTAGTTTCATTTTCTTTTGGTTTGTTTGGTTTGTTTAAATCAACCTTAGTTACTGTTTGCTCTTGCACTTCAGGTTTTGCTTTCATCTTTGCTTTAACCTTGGTAACGTTTCCTTTTGTCTCGTTACCATCTGGTTGTTTTTCTTTCTTTGCTTTTACTTTAATCTTGCCAGTATCGTCGTTTGCGATTGGCTCTTCTTTTTCTGCCATAATATAATATAATAATAGTTAATAAATTTATCTAGGGTCAAACGAACCTAAATCAAATCCTCCACCTAGTATATCATTACCTGCGGATTCAAAGTTTTTAGGTGGTTTTCCACTATTTCTTTGGTCAATCATTTCTGATTGCTGTGTAGCTTGTATTTTTGTTCTTTCGTCTTTACGATCTTCTTTTTCTTTTTCACTTTGTTTTTTAACAGAAGACTCCATACTTTTTAGTTGCATGTTATATTGAAACTCTAGACCCATAAGTTCTTTTTTCATTTGAACTTCCTGCATCATACGTTGAGATTCTATTTGACCTTTAATTTGTTCAAGTTGAGCTTGACTTTCAGTTACAGCTTGGTTTTTTTGAACCTCAGCTTGAGCTGCCATCTGAGCTGACTGCTGGTTTAACTGTGCTTGTTGTTCCATGTTTTGCTGTTGTACTGCTTGGTCTCTATCTAACTTCTTTTTTCTACGTATTTTTAATAGTTGGTTTGCTAGCTTTATGTTTTTTATCTCTCTAACGTCTATAGCATCAGCCAACTCTATAACTTGTTGTTGTAAAGCCATTTGAATGTTATTCTCCAACATCATTCTTTGCTCTTCGTCTGGTTGTAAGTTTATAAATATACCAAAGTCATAAAGATGTAAGTCTCCTATTTCTTTTAAAACTTCAACGTTATGAACACCTATAGCCTGTATAAACGCGTCTTTAGTTGGAGAGTACTCTATAATATCAGATATCCTAAGAGATAAAGATTCACAAACTTCAGCAGTTAAAAACAAGCCTGACTGAAGTATATGTCTAGTTGCTGTATTACTATTTGCAGCAGCTAACTTTTGAACTCCTACTAAAGCATTTTTATCAGGCATACTACCATCTCTAGCTTCGTTAAGCCCGGTTACATCTCTTATCATTTGTAAATAGTAGTTGTAATTACCAATAAGAGCTTGCATCTTATTACCACCGCTACCTGATGTAATTTCTTGAATAGGTACTTTACCTGGATTCATATCACCTTCACCTGTAAACGATCTACCGATAACACTACCTGTTTGAAAGAACATGTTTAAAGCTTCTTGTGGGTTGTAGTTTGTTCCATTACCTAGATCAACTTCAGCTAAACCATCGGCATCTAAATACACACCATCTGGAACCATTCTAGACAATACTTGCTGTAACTTTAAGTGTGTTAGTTGAATCATATCAGCAAAACCAGTGATTTTTTTAACAAGCGAGTCTATTCTACCATCGTACATTCTAGGAGCTACAATATTGTAATTCATCTTAACTTTAGTAAAATCGCTTTTTGGTCGCATCATGTTTTTAGCCATTTCCCATTTAAGTAGTTTTTTTGTACCAAGTATCATAGCGCCATCGTATAAACACTCTATAGATCTTAACATTCTACCATAACCACCTTCTTTGTCAGGTGGTGGATTGTACTGATCATCTCTAGCTATTATTTTATCAGCACCTGTAGCTGTTTCTTTAACCTTATAAACTTCATTCATATAAGTTTTATAGTTAAAGTATAAAACCTGAATAGTATTGTTATCTTCTTTTTGGTGAGTATGTCTTGAGTTATAATTAGATCTACTGTTAGATTTATTTTTCATTATATCTTCAAGATCCGCTTCGTTTAAGTGAGGAAATTGTTTTGCCAACTCGTTCACCGGTATCGTTTTTACTTCACCTACATAATATATGTCATCAAAGTATGGTGAGTCAGAGTAAGAATAAACTAAGTTTGCCGGGTCAACGTAATCTATAGTTACACCTTCAGACGTGTTGAAGTTTGTTTTCACAGCACCTATACCTAAAACTGTTAAATCGTAGTAAAATTGTTTTTTAATCAACTCATAATTGTTACCTTCAAAAAGAGTTGTTAATGCTTGTTCTTCTGCTAACTCAACAGCTTGCTTATAATTAAGCTGCATGTGTATCTCTAGCTCTTCAGTTGTCTCCGGTAAAGTTTCTTTTTTATTTTCATAAAGATCCATATTAAAGTTTGCCATAGCAGCGTCGTTAAACTCTTTCGTCTGCATGTCTCTAATTATAGACTCCATATATTCAGTTCTTTTCTCAACACCAAATACATCTTGAGAAAAAGCTTTTACATCATAAGTTCTTTCAGCTATACCATTAACTACAATATCAACAAACTTAGATATAATTGGTACTGGCTTCCAGTCTAAATTTAAATAAGACAAATCACCATTTATAGATAACTCATCTTTATATTTTTGTATTGATTGCTCACCCCTAGCGTATAATCTTAAGTTGTGAAAATCGTTTTGATTATTTCTATATCTATTAGAACTTCTATCGCTGTTAAACCACTCTTGTTCTATTGCTTTACCTACTTTCAAACCATAGTCATAGCTTAGCTTCTCAGCATCGCTAACTGTTTGACTCGGGAAATAACTTCTAATGCCAGACTCTGCCATATTTATTATTTGATTATTTGTGAATTGCTTCCAGTATTACTATACTTAGAAATGTTTATATTTAGTTGTGGTTTTTCAACCTTTGCGTTTGGCGCGTATAAATGTCTGTTGTTTGCCATTATAGCTAAACCAGAACTTATAGACGCATCATACTTTGTTCTTTTGTTTATATCAAACCTACTCCAATCGTTTAGTAGATCATTAAAGTATAAATCTCCAAACGTTCCGTCTTGCTTCATACCTACGTGATCTTGTATATACATCTCAATTGCAGCGGCGTGTGCTTGTTTTATATCTTCGCTAGAGTTAGGTATACCACCTACTTCTTTTT